TCAGCCCACCTTTGCAAGGTCGAGCGACCATGTTTCAGCCACGGTATTAACAGCGGATGGTTTGACTCCTGACAGTTTCATTCGGGCATAAATCCGGCCAACTATTGGGCGGCGAGCGCCTGTCAGAACAAACTCCCAGTGGTTTTCGGTCAACCACTGGATCTGCTTGGAGGGGATCTGATAGCCGGTGATGGTCGCCAGTTCTTCATCGGCAAGGGTTTCGCTTTGGACTTCCATCATCATGCCTCCGCATCAAGTTGCGCAGGGTAGGCCGCCAGCCACATCTTCGCGGCAAAGGCGCTAAGCTGCAGGCGCTGTTTGTTCACCCTGCCGACCATGATTTCTGTGCCTTGGAACGCTTGCCAAGTTTCGACGGCGAGTCGCAGTGACGTGGTGACATTCGTCATCAGTTCGTGGTCTTCAAGGGTGCAGGCTGACGATGCGGCATTCTGCTCGCGGGCCAGGTTGGCGCCACGATCAAAGCCGCGCGCGAAGGCTTTCTTGCGTGCTTTAATAAGGAAAAACGCTGTCGCAATCCAACCTACGAGCAGGCCGGCGACGATGATGTAAGTTTCGATTTGCATGTGCTGCGCCTCATTAGAGCCCGCCGCCGGACAGTTTTGGTGAGAGGACGGCGACGGGGTGTTGCAGGGAGTTAGTTAGAACGTGGCTTCATAGAGCGGCACGTTGGTGATGTCGCCTTCGATCTTGGCGCGCACGGCGTGGTAGGCTTCTTCGAGCACCTTGTCGGCGCGCACCAGTTCGTACCACATGACCAAGCGACCTTCCTGAATGCGGTAGCGGAAGCGTGCGGGCACGCAGAAGGTATCGCCGCCGAGGAACGGCTTGAGCGCAATGAAGAACTCTTCGGGGATACGCAACTGGCCAGCTTCGCCTGCGCGCCCGTCGATCTCTTCGTTGTAGGTCAATTGCACCTGGCCGTTGTCAAGGCGAGTGCCTTGTCGGAACGTGATGTTCTTCTTGGCTTCCAGGGTGCGGCTGATTTCTAGCATGTCGGCAGCGCTTGGGGTGTTCTCATACTCGGGGTGGTGAGTGATGTCTTTCACGTTGTCTTCGATGAATTCGGCGAAGGTAGCCTGGTCCATGCGCTTGCGATCCTTTTCCTTCCAGTTGCCCCATTCAACGGTGGTCGGGCAGCGATACGTCGCTTCATGATCGCGCCACGCGGGTGTGGCCGGATCGTGGTAGTCGATGACTGCCGTGAAAGTCCGGCCTTCGGGGCCGTTGCAAAACACTGCCGTGGCCTGAGTGGAAAAGCGATTCACGTAGCTGATGAACGACTCGGCATCGAGCACGGTGAGCTTCTGCTTGATGCGTGAAGGTGCGGGCAGCAGGTGTTCCAGGCTTTCGATGCTGACCCCGTTCGGTACGAGTGCCAGCGGCGCAGGTATGCCCGGGACCTCCATTGGTTTGCCGAGGGACTGAGCCAGGGTGACCATGTGCTGTAGGGCTTGTTGCATTGGATGTGCTCCAGTGGGTGAAAATTTGGTGAGAGGTTGGTGGGGCGGGTGTTACTGACTGACCTGGCGCAAAGCGCCAGGCCCGGGCTCCTCCACGACACTGCGCAGCGGGATTTCCTGCTGGCGTGGGTCGCGGCGGGTGATGTTGCCTTCGGGCGTAAGGAAGAACAGAGATGTACCGCGAGCCAGAACAGGCTCTTTGGTCTTAACGTCGGCCTTCACGGTCATCTGGCCGCCGCCATCAGGCTTGTAGGTGAGCTTGATGGTTAGATCGCCGCCCTTGCCGGTCATACGGATGGCGTCGATCAGGCTGTGCTGGGCTTCGGTGAGTTCGTCCAGTAGGCCACCGGCCTCAATGTCGCGCAGGGTGTCCATAAAGGGACGTGCTTTGGTGTTCATGTGCTGTGCCTCATTGGATGTGTCGCCCCTGATCGGCAGGGGCTACCGTTTGAATCAGGCCGCTTGCTTCGTTGCTTGGGCGTCGAGGTAATCGGCCAGGTCGTGGAGGTAAACGACTGGCTTGGCGCGGGCGGAGCAGTGCAGCCGCTTAACCACCAGCGCGATCCGACCGGCCTTGATTTCGCTCAGTAGGTAACGGTCGGTACGTATATGCGTGAAGTACTGTTCACGCACGGCGGTCAAGCTTGGGCACGGCGTGGCGAACTGGCGCCGGAGTTGGTCCAGAGTGGTTGTCACGCGGAATCCTCCCCTTGCCCCTCCTTTTGGGGCACCAGCTTGAGGCGGATCAGTTCGGCGAGACCTTCTTTGCTTTTGCCCTTGGCCGCTGCCAGGACGTTGCCTTCGACGTCCGCAACGACGGCGCCGTAGGGATATTCCGGGCACTTCACCGGCGTCACATAAGCGACCTGGCCTTCGGAGATCACTGCATCGACACAGCGGAAAACTTCGGCCAGCTCGACCGACACGCAGGGCAATGCCTCCAGCAGTTCAACGGCTTCGGCTGAGGCGCCGATCAGAGTGGCGCGGCTGATTACCGTTGGGTGGTTGAGGTACATCGGCACCAATTTCAGGGCGCCTACAGCGGAGTTGATGGCGTTCGGCGTCTTCATGCTGCTGCGTCCTTGTTGGTGATAGTGATGTCCAGCTTCTTGGCGATCCACTCAACGCCGGCTTCCTTGACCATCACTACGGCGTAATGCACGGGCTTGCCGATCATTGGATTCCAGCGAACGCGAGCGTCCGAAAACAGGTAGCCGCGCTCGCGATGGGCGCTGGCCAGGTCGCCTGATGAGTTGATCACGCCAAGTTCCCGCAACCTGGTGCGGAAGGCGCGGGGCTTGAGCCCGAGCAAAGCTGCGGTTTGATCCAGGGTGCGGTTCATGGCTGCGGCCTCAGGCTGTGAGATGTTCGGAGTGTTGCTGGATGCGGCGAACCATCAGGAACGCCTTATCCAGCGAGCGCAGGAACTCCTCGACCGTGCCGTAATTAGTCAGCGTTAGATCATCCTTATGAGCAGCTACCCCGGCCTCGCTGACGTGAGGGTTCACGGCTGGTGCATCGGCCCGAAAAATATGAATGACCGTGCCGCCGCGGCGACGAATCAGGTCCGCTTCGTTTTCAAAGCGCACGTCGCTGATGACGAAGCCCAGCACCGCGCCCAGCGCCTTCGTCATGTAATCGAGGTTTTGTTCAGCGAGCTTTACCCATACATCTGGGTGCACGGTGTTGCGTGCCCACTCAGTGCCCATTGACTGCATCAGCTGACGTGGCGAGCGGTCGAGCCAAGCCAGTGGCTGCTCCTTGCGATCGTCTTCGAAGTCGGTAGGGTCGAGGTTGAAGATCGCCATCAAGCCATCGCGGAGCGGATCAGCGAATGCGTAGTGCTCCAGAAGGTAAGTGCCAACCAGGTGTTCGGCGGCTGTCGACTTGCCGGAGCGGGCGCGGCCAGTGAGGCCAATCAGAATAGGCCTCATGCTGCGTCGCCTCCCAATGGGCCCAGGTCATCGCTGGCGGTGGCGATGGCGGAGGGGGTGGGGGTGGGGGCGGGAGCAATCGTGGCGCGACCCAGATTGACGATGACCAGAAGGCCGGTGTTGCGCTGGATGCGTTCTACGGCGGCGGGGCTGGTTGCCGCCGCCGGGTGAAGGTAGACCGGGCAGCGGGTGTTGCTGTGCTGTGTCGTTTGCATGGTTCGTACTCTTTGGTGAGAGGTAACTATGCAAACGATACAAATGCGTATTGATTCAGTCAATACGTATTTGAATTGATTTTGGTCTGGGCATAAAAAGGCACGCATCAAGCGTGCCTTCGTGCTGATAGCTACTTAAAAAATTTCGAGCTTGGAGAATACAACCCCGCAAATCGTGGCGTCTTGGCTCAGCTCAATAATTGGCTCCGGCCACGCAGGATTCAATGGTTTTAAAAAGCGTCTGCTTCCCTCCATTACCAGCTGCTTGAAGGTCGCTTCCTGGCTTTCGACTAGTTTTGCGATAACAAGCGATCCATTTTCAGCCTCTTTCGCCGGGTCGACGAAAATTATATCGCCGTCGCGGAAAGAGCGGCGCTCGTGTTGGTTGAACATAGATAGCCCCCTCACACGCAAAGCGTAGCTTTGGTTACTGTGAGAGGCGGCGCAGGGAAGCCATAGCTCTGCATCATCGAGCGTTTTAACATCCGTGATTTCGCACCATGCCCCAGCTTGAACCCACGATATCAATGGTACATATCCCTTGATGGTTGGGCCCGGCTCAACATTATGCTCCTCGGCTGCGGCGCCATTAATTTGTTTGGCCCCTTGGTCTGATTGATCGCCCCCCTTCCACAGCCAGTTGCTGCTGACCTTGAGAGCCTTTGCAATCTTTTCGACGTTTTGGTGGCGTGGGCTGGCAACTGCGTTGGTCACAATCCTGTGTATCGTCGGTTGGGGAACGCCAGAGCGCCGGCCAAGTTCGCCTTCGGACAAATTCATCTCATGCATACGCTGAGCAATGCGATCGCCAATCACTTTTTTCCTGCCTTGATTCAGAAACGTATCATCAAGTGTATTGAATCAATCAATACGTTTGTGTATTGTGGCGGTCAATGCGAAAGCGCATCGGTGATTGATATGACTATTCAGCAAATGCTCGCGGAGTTACTGAGCACTGGTTTATCCCAGCGCGTCATTGCAGAGCGTGTGGGTACGACACAGCCAACAATTAATCGGGCAGCCAAGGGGGCGGATGTTCGGTATGTAACTGGAAAAGCTATTGAGAGCCTTTATTCCCAAGAAAAAGAAGCAGCTGGCTTGAAATCGGCAGCTTGAAAAGGTGCCGGACTGAGGCCTCTCACCAAAGATCCCCCAGCCCGGCTACGACGACACACAGCACATGCACATCGGTCGTGGTCGTAGGATAGGGCGTGCCCGTTTCTATGGCTAGACCGTAAAAGAGGTATTTACGGTTATGAGTCGAACAGATCAATCACCGGCCACTGGGCCGGTTCTTTCTCTGCGCAAAGCGATCTACCGCGCGGCCCATGATTACCGGGGCGGCGTGACTGCTTTGGCGCTGGACATGGTGCTCGATTACGACAGCCTGCAGAAGAAGGTCAAGCACGACGAAGAGCGGCGCTGGCTGGATCCTGACGAAATGGAAGAGGTGATCAGGCTGACCGCCGATCCTTGCCTGTTAGATGCCCTGGTAAGGCCGGCGGGTGCCGTTTGGTACAAGCCAATTCCGGTACCGGCAACTGCCGATGCGTTGAAGGCCGTCGGCAAGATGCTTGAGGAGTCAGGCCAGTTCGTGGCCTGCATGCACGACGGCGCCGCCGATAACATCTGGGAACCCCACGAAGTCCTCCTGCTGGAACAGCGCGGCATGGATGTTATCCGCGAGGTGCTGGGCATCATGGCTGGTGCGCGCAAGGCTATGGAGGGCACTGACAATGTCTGATGATATCGATATCGCCAACGATGCTGCTGAGCATTTCCGACAGCTCGCACTGGCGAGCCGTCCACGCCCAACGTGCTCCCTCAGCGCGCAATTCTGTGAGGATTGCGACGAGCCTATCCCGTTACTTCGTCAGCAGACGATCCAGGGTTGTGCTACCTGCGTCAGTTGCCAGGGGTTGCGGGAGCGGCGGCGATGAGTGAGCAATCCACCAGCACAGCGATATCGTCCTGGGCTCGCCGCTACATCGAAACCTTTAGCCTTGCCCTGGTCCCAATTGACCCTGGCGAAAAAGCGCCGAAGGGCATGGGCTGGAACAAGCCGGGCGGTTACATCACCGACCCGGTTGCCGCCGAAACTTTCTGGCAGCGCAATCCAAATCACAACATGGGCGTAGTGCTCGGGCCTAGCCGTGTCTGCTCGTTGGACGTGGACGATGTGCAGTGGGCGCGGTTTGTATTGTTCGACCAGATGGGCCTCGATCTAGATGCCATGGCAGTGGTTTATCCGACCATCGTGGGCAACCCTTTGCGGTTCCGCGTGCTGTTTAAAATGCCGGATGACATTGAGCTGACGCGCCACTCGCTTTCTTGGCCCAATGAGAAAGACCCCGATGGGTCGATTCACAAGGGGTTGATGGCTCGCTCGAAAGCGGCAAAAGAGCAGGGGAATGCTGCAGGCGAGGCTGCTGCGAAAGCCGAGGCTGAGGAATACAAACGCTTCACGGTGTTTGAACTTCGTGCGGGCCTGGTGCAGGACGTGTTCCCGCCATCGATTCACCCGGGCACTGGCAAGCCGTACACCTGGCGCACGCCGCCGAATGCTGCAGATGGTCTGCCGGTGCTTACCAACGAGTTGCTGAACATTTGGCAAAATTGGGATGTGTTCAAACGCAGCGCCGAGGCCGCGTGCCCTTGGGCTCCGAAACCGAAGAAGCCCGCCGCGAAACCTATCAAGCGTGCTCCACCTGCTGACGGCAAACCCTCGGTGATTGATGAATTCAACCGATGCCACGATGTGGAAGAGCTGTTGCGTGCCCACGATTACATCAAGCGCGGTAACAAATGGCTGTATCCACACAGCAGCACCGGGCTACCTGGTGTGACGGTCACCGACCGCAAGGTCTATTCGCACCATGGCGCGGATCCGTTGGCCAACGGTCACCAGAATGACGCGTTTGAGGTGTTTTGCCTGCTGGACCACGATGGCGATCAGTCGAAGGCGGTGAAGGTAGCCGCCCGGATGTTGGGTATGCAGCATGCGTCGCGCCCAGCCACACAAGATCTTCCCCTGGCCCCATCGGCGGATGCCAGCGAGCAGGACTCCAGTGCGACGGCAAGTAAGGCAGCTCCTGCTGCTGATGGGGGGGCGGGAGAGGTGCTGACCTATGAACAAGTGCTGCGGCGTTACGTGCTGGTCGAAGGCACCACGCAAGTGTGGGATCTCGACAAGGCGCGGGTGATGAAGAAAACCGCGTTTGAGGCTCGCGTCGGCAAGCCATTGGCGAAACAGTGGGTCGACGATACCAGCAAAAAGCTGATCTCGGATGACAAGGTCAAGGAGATCGAGCAAGCCCGCAAGATGGCTGGCAAGAAGGGTGGTGTACTGAACCTGGAGCCGATTGAACGGTACGTGTACATCGATGGTACCAAGGACGTTTGGGACCGGGAAAAGAAGCGGCGGGTTGCTGAAGGCGCGGTCAAGATGGCCCTCGGCGATATGTACGGTATGTGGTTGAACAGCCCGGAGCGGCGCGTGGTCGATGTGGAAAACATCGTGTTCGACCCGACGATGACCAAGGATCCAAACATTTACATCAACACGTTCGACGGTCTGCCAATGGAGCCGGCGCGCGATGATGCCGCGTGCGAGAACCTGCGGTGGTTGATTTCATTCCTGTGCAACCACGACCAGTCGTCACGAGATTGGCTGGTGAAGTGGTTGGCGTACCCGTTGCAGCACTTGGGCGCGAAGATGGATACGGCGGTGCTGGCGCACTCGACGATGGAGGGCTCGGGCAAAAGCCTGCTGTTCGCCGATGCCTTCGGATTGCTCTATGGACAGTACGCGGCTACGGTCGGACAGACTCAGCTCGAAAGCAACTTCAACGCCTGGCAAAGCCGCAAGTTGTGGGCGGTGTTCGAAGAGGTCGTGAGCCGTGATCAGCGTTATAACCAGGTGGGCAAGATCAAGCACCTGGTGACCGGCAAGACGGTGCGTATGGAATCGAAGTTCATCAACGGTTGGGAGGAAGCCAACCACATGAACGCCGCGTTCCTCAGCAACGAGATTATGCCCTGGCCGATCGCGCCCAGTGACCGGCGAATGTTGGTGCTTTGGCCGATGAAAACACTTCCGGTTGAGCGCCAGAAGGCAGTAGGACGAGAGCTGGAGAATGGCGGCGTCGCGGCGCTGTACGCGTGGTTGTTGTCAGTTGACCTGGGCGGCTTCGACCAGCGCACCAGGCCGCCAAGCACTGACGCGCGTGAGCGGTTGGTGGCACTGAGTCGGGCCAGTTGGCAGACTTTCCTGTTCCTCTGGCAATACGGCGAGCTTGGGCGTGATATGTGGGGCGCCTGTTTGTCTACTGACCTTTACGCAATGTTCCTAGAGTGGTGCCACCGCAACAAAGAGCATGTGATGAGTCAGACGAAGTTCTCGTTGTTCATCAGCTCGGAGGTGGACAAGACCCGCGCCATCCCCTGGACGGATGGCAGCAATCGCAAGTTCGCGGCGTTCTTCTTTCCCCGCGATGAGCAGGCTTCCCTGCCCCCATCACTCAGCTCGGCCGACCTGGGCAAAGCGGTGGTTGCTTGGCGGGCTGCGGCGCGCCTGGCGGGATGGAACGTCGACAACTGGGACCACATTAAGGCGGCTGCAGCATGAGTCCGTCTAAAAGTGTGTTGGGTGTGTCGGGTATGTGTTGGGCTGGTTTTAGATGCCCAACACAATTTCATCCCTTCTATTTCGCGGCTTTCAGCTTTGTGTGCTGGGTGTGTTGGGTTTGGCGTCGCGCATGCGCATGGGCGACGTTATTTGAACAAACGGCAGCAATATTTTTTTCTTATGCGAGAACCCTTAAACCCAACACACCCAACACACTCGACACATTTGATTTAAGGCTATTGATTTCAAAGGGTTTTAGTTGTGTTGGATTTGTGTGGGGTATAGCGTTTTTTGTGTCGGGTCCTGTTTTGGGTAGGGGAGCGGTGTGATGATCGAAGAAATTGAAGAGCTCATGCAGCATTGGGGTAACCAGTACAACCAAGTAGGTGATGGCGTTGGACTGGGCAGCCCCATGGCGACGATCATGGAGTGGGGCGGCTCTGCTCCTCGCGGAACCCCGGGATCTCGCGATCTTATGATGGCCTCCGGTGGTGGGATGGACCACGCTGCAATGGAGGTCGCGGCTGCCCTCGCGGAGCTGGAGCGGCAGTCCGAAAAAGGGGCGTTGCTCGCTAAACTGGCGCGTAATCGCTATCTGCCTCGGCCTGCGTGGTCGGTACGCTCTCAGTTGCCATTGTTGGGCTTGGGAGATGATGCGGATCGGACGTATAGGAACTGGGTCCACGCTTTGCATCAGCAGGTACAGGTGATCTTGACCGTGCGTAGTGCGCCAGGTCGTGCACGGAATATGCGCGTGAAATCGCCGGAAACTGATCTGACGCGAGCGTCAACAGTTGTCCGCATGAGATCTTGCTGACTGCCGCTCGTCTGGAGGGATTGCCTCAAAGCTGCGTCAAAGTGCGTCAAAGGTGCGTCGAGCGTATCGACCGAAAAACACCACTTTTCGGTTTTTCCGGAGCAGGGTAAAAAGCCCCCACGATATGGAATTTGCGCCTTGGCGCTCCCCGAGCACGTGCTGTGCACTCCGTCCTGGCGTTTGTCATGACACTGAAACCCTGCCACCCGGCGGGGTTTTCTTTTTTGTTTTCGGCACACTCCTTCACTTGAGGCACGACATGACAAATGAGCAGCAAGCGCTGGCAGAGATGCCGATCTGGTTAGTGATCGTTCTGGCCCTGGTCGGCGGTGTTTCGGGGGAGATGTGGCGAGCCGATAAGGACGGGGCGCGGGGCTGGGCATTGTTACGCCGCCTCGCGTTGCGATCCGGTGCCTGTATTGCCTGCGGTGTGACAGCGATGATGTTGATGATTGCCGCCGGCATGTCGATCTGGACGGCAGGCGCTTTGGGTTGCCTGACCGCGATGGCCGGCGCCGATGTCGCCATCGGCCTTTACGAACGCTGGGTCGCCAAGCGGCTGGGCGTCAGCGAAGTGTCCGCCGAATCGAATCGCTCTGAATAGCTCCCACCCCAGCCATTTATTAAGCAGGTCTTCAGAAATGAATGTATCCAGGCAGCAGCAGATGCTTGCAGGGCAATCTTCTATTGCTCAAAAAATCTTTGGTTATGTACCGATCCAAATGAGCTGGAGCGTTCCCGCTATCCACGCCGCCGTTCAGGCAGCAAAAGCCACTGGTGCCACAGCCCCTGCAATACGCCGTGCTCTTGGCGAGCTCAAAGACGCCGGTCTTATCCGCGAGCCAGTAGCCGGAAAGTTTCAGCGTGATGCCGCCACCCCAAAACCAAAGAAGGAGCAAGTCGTGACTCAGGTAGCCAAGCAGACCATTGTTTCGATCAAGAAGCCTGAGGGCGCATTGGATGTGCTGGCGGCACTGTCTGGTGAGGTGGTGAGTCTTTCGGAAGAGTTCAGCAAGCGCATGAAGGCGTTGGCTGGCCGTATTGAAGAGGTAGCCCTATCGGTTGAGGCTGAGCGCGAAAGTAATGCTGAAGCCATCGTCAAAGCCAGACGCCTGCAAGAGGCACTCCGGGAATTTGCGTAAGCTCTCGGTTTTGTGAACCCCGGACCTTCACGCGTGCTGGTGTCGACGAAGCGCCCCCGCCTGTGGGGAGCAGGGATGATGCACCGTTTCGGGGCGCCGAAAATCGCCGGGGACCCTGGAGGCATCCGAGGGACACGGGGCATGAAACCCGCGGGAAAGCGTTAGCGGATGGGCTGCCAGCTTACTGAAATTCAATCCATTGAAATTGAAAGGTTTCCATTGAAAAGCCGTTGAAAAGGAGGGCTTATGACGGATTCACTCTTTCTGTCTAAAAGCGCTTTCGCGGCTCGCATCGGCAGGACGCCGAGCTACATCACTTGGCTCAAAGGCAACAACCGCCTGGTGCTGTCGCCTGACGGCAAGATGGTGGACGTGCTGGCAACCGAAGCGCTGATCCTCGAAACCGCCGACCCCAGCAAGGCCGCCGTCGCTGCTCGACACCAGCAGGACCGGATCCAGCGCGACGTTTACAGCCAACTGTCCCCCCAGGTCGAGCCGACTAACACGGCTGCGCCGCAGCAGCCTATTGCAGTCGGCGCCAAGGGCCACGACTTCCAGAAGGCTCGCGCCATGCGCGAACACAACCTGGCGCAGCTGGCCGAGATCGAGCTGCACAAGGCGCAGGGCTCCCTGGTCGCCAGGGATGCGGTCGAGCTGGGCGCTTACCACGCCGGGCGCCATCTGCGTGACCAGCTGTTTGGCCTGTTGCCCCAGCTGTCCCACAAATTGGCAGTGATGACCGACCCCTGGGATATCGAGAAACACCTGACGGCGACACTCCGTAAATCACTGGAAGAGGCTGAGCGCATGTCCTCGTCCGACCTTGAACGAGCAATGACGACGAGCTGACCTATGCACCCGGAAATCCCTGACGGTGAGAAGGTCTTCCGTGAGGCGTATTTCCGTGGGCTGCGTCCTGATCCAGACCTCTGGATCGACGAGTGGGCCGACGAGTACATGCGCATCCCGCGAGACACGGGCGCACCTGAGCCCGGACAGTACCGCACCGAGCGTACGCCTTACGCTCGCGAACCCATGCGCTGCCTGTCGCCGGCTCACCCATGTCGGCGCGTGGTCACCATGGTGGCTTCGCAGTTGATGAAAACGCAGATCGCCTTGAACTGGATGGGCGGCCTCATTCACATGGCGCCGTCCAATATCCTGGCGCTGCTGCCCAGTCTGAGCCTGTCAAAGCGGGTTTCCGGGCGTATAAGCAAGACCATCAAGGCCACGCCGGAATTGGCGAAGCGCGTAGCGGCCAGCCGCTCGCGGGATGCGCGTAATACCATGGACACCAAGGAGTTCGAGGGCGGCGCCTTGTACGTCACCACGGCGGGCTCTGCGGCCAACCTGTCCGAGCTGTCGGCGCGCTACATCTACGGCGACGAGGTCGACCGGTGGGAAAACGATGTCGGTCAGGAAGGTGACCCCATCGTTCTGGCGGAAACGCGGGCGACCAACTTTGGCCGCAACGCCAAGATCTACTTCTCCAGCTCGCCGACGATCAAGGGCGCCTCGCGGATCTCGGACCTGTTCGAGTCCAGCGACCAGCGTTACTACTACGTACCATGTCCCACCTGCGGCCATATGCAGGTGCTGGAGTGGGAGCAGCTGCTCTACAGCAAGGACTACAGCACGGTTCACTATCAGTGTGCCGCGCCTGAGTGTGACGTCCTGATCGAGGAGCATCACAAAACCGACATGCTCGCTAGGGGCGAATGGCGTGCCCATGGCAGCGGCGACGGCAAGACTGTTGGTTTCCACCTCAACGCGCTTTATTCGCCGATTGGTTGGAAGGACTGGGCCTCGCTTGCCGAGGAGTTCGAAGACGCCAAGAAGGCCCAGGCTAAGGGCGACATGGGCCTAATGCAGGTGTTCTACAACACACGTCTAGCCAAGGTTTGGGACAGCGCGCAAGAGCAGACTAAGGCCGAAGTGCTGGTCGCTCGGGCACGGCTGGAGACTTACACCCTCGGCAGCATGCCGCTGGGTGTGCTGATGCTGACCGGTGCCGTCGACGTCCAGGCCAACCGCCTGGAGCTGATGGTGATGGGCTTCGGGGTCGGCATGGAACGCTGGGTGGTCGATCACCAGGTGATCTGGGGCGACCCTGCCGATGAGCGTACCTGGGCGGTGTTGGACGAAAAGCTCAAGGCCCGTTATCGACACCCGTGCGGTGTCGGACTGGCGATTCTGGCGACAGCTGTCGACTCCGGTGGCCATCATACGGATGAGGTTTACCAGTTCTGCCGCTCGCGCCGCTGGCGAAACATCTTCGCCATCAAGGGTGCTAGCAAGCCCGGTAAGCCCGTGATTGCCCAGCGGCCGTCAATGCAGGATGTCACTTGGAAAGGCCAGACCGAACGCAACGGTGTCGAACTGTGGTTTGTTGGTACCGACACGGCCAAAGACTGGATCTACAACCGGTATCCGTTCGAGGAGGGCCCCGGCTCGCTGCACTTTGCCAACGACCTACCGGACGAATTCTTCGCTCAATGCGTGGCCGAGCGCAAGGTGGCCCGGTACGTCAAAGGCTACAAGCGTATCGAGTGGGTCAAGGGCAAGGCCGAGCGCAACGAAGCGCTCGACCTGATGGTGTACTGCCTGGCGATGGCGCATTACCTGGGCATCAATCGCTACCAGGAACACGACTGGGAGCGGGTACGCCAAGCGCTGGCTCAGTCCGGTTTGTTCGACGATGTGTTGGGCGTCAAGCCCGTACAAGGCGAGCGCGTCGACGCTGACGAAACACCAGCACCGGTTGCGGCGCGTCAGTCGCTACCTGCACCGCCACCTGCAGCACCTGTGGCCCAACCGCGACCCGCTGCACCCCCACAACGCCGCAGCTCCACCAGTGGTTACCTGAAGAGACGCTGATATGTCGTTTACCCCGAAGCACCTCGAAGCCATCGAGCGCGCCATTGCACGCGGTGAAAAGACCGTGCGCTACAGCGACCGCACGGTGGAATACCGCTCCATCGACGAACTGCTCAAGGCCCGCGACGAGATCCGCACATCGCTGAGTCAAGCCGCCGGACCGCGCTCTCGCGTAGTCAGGCTCTACCACGGAGGCAAGGGATTCTAATGGCCCGACATTATCCGACGCTGACCCGTAACGGATTCTTGCTGCCGTCGAACATCAAGGCCAGTTACGAAGGCGCCGGTGAGGGCCGACGTTCGGCCAGTTGGGAAGCCACTGACAACGGCATCAACAGCATCAACACCCCGGCCCTGCGCAACCTGCGTGCGCGTTCGCGGGCGGCGGTGCGCAATGACCCGTACGCGTTCAACGTCATCGACAAACGCGTCAGCAACCTGATCGGTACCGGCATCACGCCCAGGCCGACCACGGACGACGCCGAGCTGCGCAAGCTCAAGCAGCAGCTGTGGGATGACTGGGTGGATGAGGCGGATGCCGATGAGCTGACCGACTTCTACGGCATGCAGGCTCTGGTGGCGCGCACCGTTGAAACGGCCGGTGAATGCTTTGTGCGGTTGCGACCGCGCAGCCCCAGTGAGGGCTTGGCGGTGCCGTTGCAGCTGCAGGCGCTGGCGCCTGAGTTTGTCCCCCATGACAAGTTCGAGACCGCCAAAAACGGCAACGTGATCCGCGCCGGTATCGAGTTCAATCCGGCCGGCAAGCGTGTGGCGTATTGGATGTACCTCTCGCACCCACGCGACTCGTCGTCGTTGAACGCTGGTTACAACCAGTTGGTGCGCGTACCGGCAACACAGGTGCTGCATATCTTCGAAGCGATGGAGCCCGGGCAGTTGCGCGGCGTCCCACGTTTGGCCCCGGTGCTGAAGCGCCTGCGCAGCCTCGACAATTACGACGACGCGGTGCTGTTCCGGCAGGAAGTGGCGAACCTGTTCGCGGGCTTCATCAAGCGCCCGGCACCGGAGGCTACGCAGCAGCCTCGCGATCCCGTTACTGGCATGCCATTGAACGTTGACCGCGACGGCTTCACGCCGATGGTCGCCTTGGAGCCCGGCACCATGCAGGAGCTGGGGCCAGGTGAAGAAGTGGAGTTCTCCAAACCACCGGATGCCGGCAACAACTACCCGGACTTCATGCGGCAGCAGTTGATGGCGGCGGCGGCGGGTTCGGGCACCCCGTACGAGATCCTTACCGGCGACATGCGCGAGGTCAACGACCGGGCACTCCGGGTAGTGCTCAACGAGTTCCGGCGGCGTCTGGAGCAACTGCAGTTCGGCGTGTATGTGCACCAGTTGTGTCGCCCGGTGCGTGCCGCCTGGATGGACATGGCGGTGCTGTCCGGTGCCCTGGCGCTGCCGGACTACGCGCAACGTCGACGCGAATATCTGCGCACGCGTTGGGTGCCGCAGGGCTGGGCCTACATCCAGCCGGTGCAGGACGTTCAGGCGCGTCGGATGGAAGTGCAGGCGGGCTTTGGCTCGCGCAGCGAGATGTGTCTGCGCAACGGCTACGACGCGGAAACCATCGACGCGGAAAACGCCGCTGACCTCGCCCGGTCCACGGACCTCGGCCTCAACTACACCACGCTTGATGCCATCGAGACGAATGACGACAAGGAACAATCATGAGTAAAAAAGCCAAGCCCCGCGTCTTTGACAAGGCGGGCAAGCAGGTCAAGGTCGCCGACAAAAGCTGGTACACCCTTCAAGCTAGCGGCGAAGCCGAGCAACGCAGCATCGAAATCTTCGTGTATGGCGAGATCGGCGCCTGGGGCGTCACCGCCAACCAGTTCGTGCAGGATCTGCGCGCCATGGATGACGGCGCGTCACCGGTGATTGTTGCCTTTAACAGCATCGGCGGGGACTTATTCGACGGCCTGGCGATCCACAACGCGCTGTCGCGCCTGGGCGAGCGCTGCACGGGTCGCATTGATGCCCTGGCGGCGAGCGCTGCCAGTGTCGCAGTGTGCGGCGCTCACCGAGTGGTGATCGCGGCCAATGCCATGTTGATGATCCACAACCCCTACACCTTTACCGGTGGTGATGCCGAAGACTTCCGCCGTGTCGCGGATGTGCTGGACCAGACCCTGGAAGCGATCATCGCTGCTTACAAGGCCAAGGCGCCTGACATCGACGAAGCCGAGCTGCGACGCATGGTCAATGCTGAAACCTGGCTTACTGCCAACGAGGCGGTGGCACTGGGTCTGGCTGATGAGGTGGGCGACGGCTTGAAGGTCAGCGCCTGTCTCGGCCAGGGCAGTGTGCTGCAGCGTTTCCAGAATGCTCCGGCCGAACTGCTCGCCCAGCTTAATGAAGAGCCGGAAGTGGAGCTGCCTGAGCTTGTCGATCCACCGGCACCTGTACTGGATGCGGCCGGGCTAGCGCTGATGGTCACCAAGGGGTGTGCGGCGGCCGGCATCAGCAACCTGGTAGATCCGATACTCGCTGCGACGAAGTTGGAAAGCGAAGCCGTGATCCAAGCCGCGCTGACCAATGCCAAAGCCCTGCACGGCCTGTGTGTCGCGGCACGCTTGCCCGAGCTGACCGGCGAATTCATCGCTGCCGGCCTGGACGAAGCCGCCGTCAGGGCGCGGTTGTTCGACAAGCTGGTGAGCAGTGGCGGTGGCTTTGAAATCAACAATAGCCTGCCGCTGGACGATGACCCAGCCGCAACGATCAAGGCCAAACAGGTCGACACCCACTCAATCTGGGCCACCCGTCAGGCGGCACAGAACGGAACCTCGAAAGGAGCAAGAGCATGAAAATTGAATCGATGCACGCGGGCGAGTTCCTGCTGTCCGAAGGCGCTGGCAACATCTCCCGCGAAGCGATCAACGTCGCCGCCGGTGCCGCCTTGGAGCCTGGTCAGATCCTCGGCCTGGTCACACTCACCGGCGAGTTCGCCCCGTATAAGCCGACCGCCGAAGACGGCACCGAAAACGCCAGCGCGATCCTCTATGGGCCACTGGGCGAATCGGATGTGCCACGTCGTGGCCGCGCCATCGTGCGGCTGGCCGAGGTCAGCGAGGCACATTTGACCGGCCTTGATCCTGCTGCTGAAAAGGCCCTGGCTACCCACTTCGTGATCGTCCGCTAAGACGTTTACCCCCTTTTATTCATCCCGCTGCGCGCGGGATTTTTTGTTTCTGGAGAGTACCCATGGCCGATATCGCCATTTTTGAAGACGATGCATTCAGCGTTTCCTCGCTGACCGCTGCAATCAATGACCAGGAATACCTGCCAGGTCGTATCAGCAGCCTGGGACTGTTTCGCGAAGAAGGCATCAGCACGCTGACCGTGCAGATCGAGAAGGACGGCGACACCCTGGCGCTGGTGCCAGCGGGCGAGCGCGGTACCTCAGGCTTGGTGGTTGGCGGTACCAAGCGTCAACTGATCCCGTTCAACACCGTCCACCTGCCGGAACGCTTCACCATCAAGGCCGACGAGATCCAAGGCATCCGCGCCTTCGGTACCCGCAGTGAGTTGCAGGCCGTGCAGGACGTGGTCAACAAGCGCCTGGCGAAAGCGCGCCGTCAGTTGGATGCCACTCACGAGTTCCAGCGCATGGGCGCGTTGAACGGCCAGGTATTGGACGCCGATGGCAAGACGGTCCTGTTGGACATCTATAAATCGTTCGGCGTGAATCGTCAGAAGCTTCAGATGGGCTTGAACAGTCCAGACACTGAGCTGCGGGTTAAATGCGGCGAAGCGTTGGACATGCAGGAGGAAGCCCTCGGCAGCGTCACCAGCAGCGGCTCCCGCGCGATGTGCGGCAAGAACTTCTGGAACAAGCTCATCGTGCATAAGTCGGTCAAGGAGACCTACCTCAACACCATGCAGGCCGCGTCCCTGCGTGGCGATGCCCGTGAAAGCTTCGAGTTCGGCGGGATCGTCTGGGAGCGTTATCGCGGCAAGGTGGCCGGTGTTGCTTTCGTCCACGACGACAAGGCGCTGCTGATTCCCGAAGGTGTGCCGGATCTTTACATCTCTTCCTTCGCGCCGGCCGACTATATGGAAACGGTCAACACCCAGGGCATCCCGTACTACAGCAAGATCGAGCCGCTGCCGTTCAACAAGGGTGTCGCCGGTGAAGCCCAGTCCAACCCGCTGCACCTGTGCACGCGGCCTCGGGCGCAGATCCTGCTGGAGATGTGACCGTGGCTTTCCGCGAACTGATCGACGACATCGACGCGGTGGTGTTCGAAACACTGGGCGATACCGCAAGGATCGAGGGTCGTGACGAACCAGTGCTCGGCATGTTCGCGGCGCCCTGGTTGCAGCCCAAGCTCGGCAAGCTGAACACCGGCTTGCGCGAGCCTCGGTTTGAGATCCGCGTCAGCGATTCGGAAGGCTTGAAACGCGGGCTATTGGTTAGCGTCGATTTGCCTGCTTTGGACGGCGGCGGCGATTACGACCTGCTGCAGCTGGAGCCGAGCGGTGACGGTCTGGTCGCCTTGATTCTGAGGTTACGCCCATGAGCATCGGTAGCCATTACAAACCCTCGGCTGGCGGCGGCATGATCTCCATCCAGTCGTCCGCCGCAGACCTGCAGGCGTTTCAGGACTTTGCCAAGTTGGTGCCCAAGGCTGCTGCGACTGCTCATCGTCGAGCTATCAACAAGACGCTCGGGTGGTTGCGCACGCACATCGCCCGGGCGGTCAGTCGGCAAGAGCGCATCGCTGTTGCGGCGGTGCGTCAACGGTTGCGCAGTTACCCGGTGTCCGGCGGGGCTTCAAGCGGCAAGCTGTGGTTCGGTCTGAACGCTATCGAGTCCAGCCGGATCGGCCGCGCGCGGCAGACTGGGAGCGGTGTATCGGTGGCGGGGCGGCGTTATCAAGGCGCGTTCCTCAAGAAGGTCTACGGCAACAAGCCAGATATTTGGATTCGCACCGCGAGCAAACATTTTAATGCTGATGATTATCCTGACAGCACGGTGTCACCTGGTCGCGGGGCAAGTTCTGGATGGGTCGCGGAAAATGGCAATCGCTTTCCGTTAGCCAAGGCCAAAGTGTCACTGGAGCAAGCCCGTCCCCATTTTGAAAGCTGGGTACAAAAGGCCGATGAACGTTTGCTGGAGATCCTGAAACAAGAGCTCAACTACGAGCTGCAGAAATACCTCAAGAGGATCGGTAATGGCTGACGAACCTTTTAGCCTGGATCAGCTTTATCAGGCGATAGAGCAACACCTGTCGAGTCACCTGCACGGGGTTCAGGCCGTAACTGCCTGGCCGAACATCGAAGACCGTATCGCGTTGCCGGCTGTGTTTCTGGAGCTGGCTGAGATTGAGCCGGGTACCGACATCGGCACGGGTGAAGCCGTGTTGGTGTGCAAGTTCGAGGCACGCATCATTGTTGACCCGATTCATCCCCGACATCAGCAACAGGCGGTGCAGTTAGCTACTCAGCTCGCCGTTCTACTGCGCGCACAGACCTGGGGGTTGGCGGTCGAGCCAGCGGAATTTGTCCAGGCCTTACAGGACTGGACACAGCCAGCGTTGGATGGGTACACCGTCTGGCTGGTGGAGTGGACGCAGCAGGTCTACGTCGGTCCCGAGGAATGGCCTTGGCCTGACCAGCCGCCGGGCATGCTGTTGTTCGGTTTCAACAACGACGTCAAAGAGGACTTTGTTCCTGCGGAGGACTTGTGAGCGGATACGCCACTGCCCAGCACGACCGGATGCTGGCGGGGGTAGTAAAGGAATGCTTCGTAGTGGCGGTCGATCTGGCCGCCTCCCCGCCGGTTTGTCGGGTTTCAGATGGCGAGTGGGTTAGCGCATGGGTGCGCTGGCACAGCATCGCCGCCGGCAAGGCCAGGCACTGGCGGGCACCCTCCATGGGGGAGCAGGGGACTTTGGTAAGTGCCAGCGGTGACGTGGCCCAAGGCACTTTCATACCCGGCCTGTATGGCAATGCAGGCCCACCACCGGATAACCGCGATCATGTAGAAGTCTGGCGTTTTGACGATGGCGGCTCGCTGATCTACGACTGGCAGGCCAAGAGCTACAGCATCACCCTGCCGAGCGGTACGGTGACTACCAGAGTCGCCAGTACAGAGGCAGTCATCACGGACAGCGCCGTGAACGTGACCACCGGCAACATCAATCTGAAAGCAGCGGTGCTGATCGACGGTGCATTGCACGTTACAAAGGGCATCACTAGTGCTGGCGCGATCATTGACGCCGGTGGCAACAGCAACCACCACACACATTAATTTCAACTCACAACAGCCCGCCCAGTGCGGGCTTTTTCACATCTGGAGTCTGCCTTATGAGTAAGCCTAGAACTGATGGCGAGCTGTCCGGGTCGGTCGAAGCGGTTGCGGCCCCGGGATTGAAGCCCGCACTGCTTGGTCCGCCCGTGAATGCTGACACGGTGGCGTCCATCGTTCCCGCACGCGTATTTCGCGACAAGGTTTTCACCTCGCGCACACTGATCCTTCCCAGCGGCGAGGCGCTTCCTGTGATTGCAGGTCGCGTCACCGCATGTGGCGATGATCAATTTGCGTTCTTGAAAGCGCATCCAGATCTGGAGCAAGTCAAGGAGTAATCACAATGATCGGAATGGACCGCCACACCGGCCAGCCCATCTCCGGCATCGCGCACTTACGCCAATCAGTTCCAGACATCTTGGGCACCCCGTTGGGCAGCCGCCGGCATCGGCCGGAATACGGCAGCATGCTACGGCGGTTCGTTGACTTGCCCGTTAATGAGGGCTGGAAAAGCGCCGTACAGGCGGAAGTCGCCCGCGCCCTAGGGCGCTGGGAGCCGCGGTTAAAAATGGACCAGGTGCGCGTCATTTCCGTGATCGGCGGGCAAATCAATCTGAAGCTCGTCGGCCAGTATCTTGGCGACGCCGTCACGCTGGAGGTGGCCGTATGAGTACCGTAGATCTTTCGTCGTTGCCGGCGCCGACCGTGTTGGAGCCGCTAGACTTCGAAGAGGTGTACCAGGAGGCGCTGGGAGTTTTTCGCGGCTACATGGGCGGTAACTGGACCGCCGCGCTGGAAAGTGATCCGGTGGTCAAGGTGTTGGAAGTCGGCGCTTACATCAAGGTTGGTAATCGCGCACGGGTCAATGATGCTGGCAAGGCGGTGCTGCTGGCGCACGCCGTGCGCGGCGACCTTGATCACCTGGGGGCCAACGTCAATCTAAAGCGCCTGGTCATTCAAGCTGAAGATCTGCTGGCAGTGCCACCGGTGCCGGAGGTCAAAGAGGATGACGATCCGTTTCGGGAGCGCATTCAATTGGCCTATGAGGGCCTGACCACCGCCGGGCCGCGTAACAGCTACATCCTGCACGCCCGAAACGCATCTGGGTTGGTGGCAGATGCTACGGCCGAAAGCCCGGCGCCTTGCTACGTGACGGTAACGGTGTTGGGCCTCGACGGGGAGGGCGTGGCTTCGCCAGCATTGCTGGCTACGGTGTCTGCCGCGCTGAATGACGAAAACGTGCGGCCGGTGGGAGATCGAGTGACGGTGCAAAGCGCCCAGGTGATCCGTTATCAAATTAACGCGATTCTGCACATGGCCAGTGCTGGCCCTGAAGCCGACGCCAGTTTGGTGGAGGCGAAAGCTCGATTGGCTGCCTGGATCAATCCGCGCAAGCGGCTGGGCGTCGAGGTGGCGCGATCCGGCGTAGACGCTCAGTTGCACGTTGCCGGCGTTTCTCGGGTGGAGTTGATCGGCTGGCAGGACCTGGCGCCCACCAAGGCTCAGGCGGCGTTTTGTACGGGCTACACCGTGACTCTGGCGGGTTGATATGAAAAGCCTACTGCCGATCAATAGCACGCAATTGGAACGGGCCATGGAGGCTACGTTTTTTGAGAAAACGATTGTCCCGCTCCGTGACCTCTACAACGCCGATACCTGCCCGGTGCATTTGCTTCCGCACCTGGCGTGGGCGTGGTCAGTGGATCGCTGGGATTACCGATGGACTGAAGCGACAAAACGCGCCGCGATCAAGGCGTCTTACTACATCCATGCTCACAAAGGCACCATCGGTGCGTTGCGCCGAGTAGTCGAGCCCCTGGGCTACCTGATCGAGATTGTCGAGTGGTTCAAGATGGTGCCGGAAGGCATCCCAGGCACGTTTGCGCTGAAGGTTGGCGTTCTCGACACTGGCATCACTGAGGAAATGTATCAGGAGCTGGAGCGGCTGATTGATGACGCCAAGCCCGTCAGCCGTCACCTGACAGGGCTCGCTATCAGCCTTGAAACCACCGGTGTGTCGAACATGTTCGCCAGCGTTTATGAAGGCGATGAAATCGACGTATATCCTCCCGTCCTGCGCGACATCAGCACCACTGGCGTGATTGGCAGTACCGGCCGTGAGCACTCTATCGACACAGTTAGCGTTTATCCGCCGATCACCGGCGTCATCGACCTTGCCTGCTACATCGGCGCAGCCGGGCGGGAACATTCCATTGACACACTGGACATCTACCCATGATCGATTCCAATTCGCAGTTTTTTGCGCTTCTTACCGCGACCGGTGAGGCCAAACAGGCCAATGCCGACGCGCTGGGCATTCCCTGGAAACTCACCGAACTGGGTGTGGGCGACGCCAACGGCACCGACCCTATCCCTGACCGTACACAAAAAAAACTGATCAGTGAACGGCGCCGGCGGCCACTGAACAAGCTTTCAGTTGACCCGTCAAACCCCAATATCATCGTGGCCGAACAAATCATCCCAGCCGATGAAGGCGGTTGGTGGATTCGAGAGATGGGTCTGTACGACTCCGATGGAGCCCTGGTAGCTGTCGCAAATTGCCCGGCTACCTACAAGCCATTGATGTCTCAAGGATCTGGTCGCACTCAAGTTATTCGCATGAACTTCATTGTCTCCAGCGCGGCGAACGTTGTGCTGAAAATCGACCCGGACGTCGTTCTGGCTACACGCCAGTATGTCGATGATTCGGTGGTCGACGGGATCAACAGGCAAGACGTGAAGCAATCAGTACTGGTGGCAACGACTGGGCCGATCCAGCTGGCTGGTGTACAAACGATTGACGGTGTGGCAGTGCCGCTCGGCTCGCGGGTGTTGGTCAAGGACCAGGCGCAGGCAAAAGATAACGGGATCTACCTCACAGCGGAGATTTGGAAGCGCACCAGCGATGCAGATACCAGCGTCAAGGTCACCCCGGGCTTGTTGGTTGCCGCCGAGCAGGGCGCGGTGAATGCCGATACGTTGTGGTTGCTGTCGACCGACGGGGCGATTGTCCTGGGAACCACGGGACTGAATTTCAAAAATATTACGCAAGGTCTCGCGCCGATCAGTTCACCGGCGTTTCTGGATAAGCCCACAGCTCCAACAGCCCCTCTGTTTGACAGCGGTAAAACGCTGGCTAATACAGAATTTGTGCAGCGGGCGCTCGGTAACCTGAGTGGTATCAGGATCTATGAAATCACCGCCAGCATGGCCGCATCAGATTTTGGTCGTCTTGTTCTGGCGAATTCTGGGTCTGCAATCTCATTGACTCTTCCTCCAATTGGCAACGTGCCAATTGGAGCGACGATCCACATCAGAAACGTCGGTGGGGCTCCGTTAACAGTAGTGCCACCCGCTGGTGGAACTATGTCCGCCGTTGCCACGCGCACGCTGCCGAGCGTTGTGGTCAACGTCGGCGGGTCTCTTGACGTAACCGTGCAAGGCTCCAATTACTTCATGGCCGGTTCGGCGTCTTTGAAGCACATCGCCGACTTTGCCGAATCGACAGGTCATCAAAAGTTACCTGGTGGGGATGTTGAACAATGGGGTCTTTATGTTTCGGCTCCATCAGGTTCTGACACGGTAATCCCGCTGCCCTACGCGCTTTCGGCGGTGCCTACAGATATTCAGCTGACGTTCGCCGATTTTACTAGCGGTCAAAGAGTTGGTGAATATCCGGTATTGCAAGCGAGAAATAGCACGCTCGGGAGCATCACCGTTCGAAATCTCTATAGCGCTAACGCCTCATTTTTCTGGCGAGTCAGGGGTAAAGCATGACTGTCTTTTATAGTCCTGAAACAGGCTTCTTCTACGACGATCAGGTATGCACGTTTATCCCTGCTGATGCGCGGGAGTTCTCCGCCGAAGCCAGGGACGAGCTGTTGGCTCAAGTCAGTCATGGAAAGCGTTTGGTTTGTGGGCCGGATAAATGGCCTGTTGTGGTAGACGCTCCGGAGCAGACAGACGAACAGTTGGCCGAAGTCGAGCGGTACTGGCGCTCGGTTCAGTTGACGTCTACAGACGGCGTAGTGACCCGACATCGTGATGAGATTGAAGAAGGGTCGCCAACCTCGCTAACACCGGAGCAATACGCCGAGTTGCAAGCATATCGGCGCTTACTCCGTAACTGGCCTGAAGCTGGTGAGTTCCCTTTGAGCGAACATCGCCCTACGGCCCCTGAATGGCTCTTGTCGCTGCAGCAGTAAACGCCCCGCACTGACGGGGCGTTTTCTTTTCCACTACACGTAACACGTACATCCCTAACGGCCTCGCTCATGCGGGGCTTTTTCGTTTCTGGAGATCGAGCTTTATGAGTTTCTTTCATGGCGTTACCACGACCGACATCAAGACTGGCGCACGCACTATTTCGTTGCCGTCTTCTTCCATTATCGGATTGTGCGACACCTTCAACCCGGGCGTGCTTGGCGGCGGTACTGCCAAGGCAGGCGAGTTGAAGCTGATCACCTCTGAGCGCGAAGCCATTGCCGCTTTCGGTGAAAATTCGGCAATCACCAAGGCCTGTAAAGCAATCTACACCAAGGCCAAGGCGGTGATTGTCGCCATCGGCGTACCGAAGCTTGAGGACGCGGCGCTGCAAACCTCGGCGATTATTGGCGGCGTCTTGGCATCTGGTCAGCGGACCGGCCTGCAGGCGTTGCTGGATGGTAAAAGCCTGTTCAACGCGCAACCACGGTTGTTGATCGCGCCGGGACATACCGCCACGCAAGCAGTGGCTACAGCACTCGATAGCCTGGCGCAGAAGCTGCGGGCTATCGGCATTCTCGATGGTCCTGGCACCACGGATGAGGCAGCGATGCTCTACGCCGATAACTTTGGCAGTCGCAATCTGTTCATGGTTGACCCGGGCGTTCAGTACTGGGACACCGAGCTCAGCAAGACTGTTGATGCGCCGGCATCGGCCTGGGCGGCGGGCTTGTTCGCCTGGACTGATGCCGAATATGGCTTCTGGGCCTCGCCGTCCAACAAAGAGTTCTCGGGTATCACCGGCACGACTCGGGCGGTCGAGTACCTGGATGGTGACGAGACGTGCCGTGCCAACCTGCTGAACAACGCCAATATCGCGACGATCATCCGCGATGACGGCTACCGCTTGTGGGGCAACCGCACGCTTTCGAGTGATCCGAAGTGGGCATTCGTCACTCGCGTTCGCACGCTGTTCATCCTTATGGACGCGGTGCAGGCAGGCCACAAGTGGGCCGTAGACCGCTCGATCACCAAGACTTACGTCAAGGATGTGACTGACGGCTTAGACGCCTTCATGCGCGACCTGAAGGCCCAGGGCGCGATTATCAATTTTGAGGTGTATCCGGACACCGAGCTGAACACCGCCAGCCAGATCTCCCAGGGCAAAGTTTACTGGCGCATCCGTTTCACCGACGTGCCGCCGGCAGAAAACCCGAATTTCCTTTTCGAAGTCACCGATCAGTGGATGACCGAAGTTCTCGAAGCAGCCTAAGGGGCCTAGTCAATGATTCCTCAAACTTTGTTTAACACGAACCTGTTTGTCGACGGCGTGAACTTCGCCGGCGATGTGCCGACTCTGACGCTGCCCAAGCTGACGGTAAAGACCGATGAATATCGTGCCGGTGGCATGGCAGGTGCCATCGAAATGGCGCAAGGCCTGGAGAAAATGGAGGCGTCCTTCGTCACCAAGGGCGTGCGTCGTGAGTCGTTGAAACACTTCGGTTTGGCTGATGGCACGGCGTTTAACGCGACATTCCGAGGGGCTTTCAGAGGGCAAAAAGGCGCAGTGACGGCGGTGGTCGCCACCCTGCGCGGCTTGCTCAAAGAGGTCGATCTGGGCGACTGGAAAGCCGGTGATCCGGCTGAGATCAAGCACGCCATCGCGCCGTCTTACTACAAGCTCGAAATCGACGGTCGCCTTATGTACGAAATCGACATGGTCGCGGGCGTTCAAGTGATCGACGGCAAAGATCAACTGGCTGACATCCGCACCGCGCTGGGCCTTTAAGGGAATAGATCTAAATGAATAAAGCTACTTTCAAAGAAGTGCCGGCCTGGCTGTCACTCAATGCGCTCGCCGCCGTCGTGACGCTCACGCGGCCAAGCAATTCCAACGGCGTGTTGGTCGAAACGTTGACATTGCGTGCCCCGGTCGTTCGGGAGGTGCGGGCAGCCGACCGCGCCTCTAATGGCGACGACGAACAGCGCGAACTGATGCTGTTTGCGGGGTTGGCAGATGTCGGCGTCAAGGACCTGGAAGGCCTCAAACTGGCGGACTATCGCCGTGTACAAACCGCTTACTCGCACCTGGTTCCCGATACCGACTACACCAACGTGATGCCGTCGTGGTTGTCGGTGACCACGGATCAGGCAGTGGTGACGCTTTCCTGTCCGAGCACAATCAATGGCGTGTCGGTTGATAAATTGGCCCTGCGCTCTCCGACGGTGGGCGATGTGCGTACTGCAAATCGTGACGCGGGCGGGGATGACGAGCAGCGGGAGCTGATTTTGTTTGCCGCGCTTGCCGGTGCGCCTGTCGCAGATCTGGAGGGCCTGAAGTTGGTGGATTTCAACCGTCTGCAGGCCGGCTATTTTCGTATGGACCAAGACGACGGGCTTTGATCCTGGCGTCATGAAAATGGCCGCGAAACGTCTGGCTGCGGAAACCGGATTTTCCGCTGCCGAAATTCAGTCGATGCCGTTTGCTGAAATGGTGTGGTGGCTCACGGATTGAGCTGCCATCGGTAATGCAGTGCAAATGGGGGCCATGACATGGCGAACAAAATCGCCCTCGGGCTGGTGATCGGCGGCGCCGTCAGTGCGACTGTCGGTGCCGCGTTCAAAGATGTAACGGGCCGTATTAAACGTCTTGAGGCGGAAGGCCTAAAGGCGCGGGTTCTGCAGCGAACTATCGGCGATACCATTCGCTTGCGTGATGAATGGAAGAAAGCCCATGACAGCGGTTCTGAGGGCGCGTACAAGCTGCTGGGTCGGTTGAACTCCAATCTCGACAGCTTGAAAAAGCAGGGTATTGAAGTCGGTCGGCTGGAGAAGGCCTATCGATCAATGGGTCAGACCGCCAATAAAGCGGAACTAAAGGCCCGGGGGCATCAGCAACTTGATGCAGGTAGGACCGGGATGAAAAGCACAGTCGGCGCCGCTGTCGTCGGAATCGGTGCTCTAGCTGTTCCGACCAAGGTCAGCGCGGACTTTGGAGCCATTGTTCGTGATATCGCGATCAAGGCTGGCATTGCCAACAAGCCGCAAGAAAAGGAGATGTCGCGCAAGATCATTGATACCTCGCGCGACACAGGCATGGCGCGTAACGATGTGGCCGACGTGGTTAACCAGTTGGTGAGCGCCGGCATGGATTTGAGCAAGGCACTGGACTATGCGCCAGTCGCGGCCAAATTTGTTGTAGGGCAGGGATCGAACGGTGTTGATACTGCGAAGATGATCAACGCGCTGGGTCAGAACGCCAAGATCACTGACCCCAAGCAGATGCAGCAGGCTCTGGAAGCGATTGCCTACCAAGGGCAGGCGGGCAGCTTTGAGGCGGTCGACATGGCCAAGTGGTTCCCTGAGCTATTGGCGAACATGGGCAGCCTCGGTATCACCGGCATTGATGCGGTGACGCAGTTGGGTGCCATGCTGCAGGTGCAGATGAAGTCTGCCGGCGGCGCCGATGAGGCGGCGAACAATCTCAAGAACTGGATGAGCAAAATCGGCTCTGGCGAAACCGTCAAAGCGTACGCAAAGGCGGGTATCGACTACAAAGGGTCGATGCAGACCGGTTTGCAGAACGGTATGTCTACGCTTGAAACCAGCATGGCGTTGGCGCAAAAGTACATCCAGGCCACTGATCCGAAGCGCGCGGCGGCGATGGCTGAAGCGACGGCTAAGATCAGCAAGGAATCCGACCCGCAGAAAGCCAAGGCCATGATGGCCTCACTTGAGGAGTCACTGCGCACCGGCGATCTGTTCGCCGATATGCAGGTCAAGGCTGCGCTTTCCGCTTACATGCAGAATAAGGCGCTATACAGCCAGCTCAAGAATGATTCGCGAGACGCAACGGGCATTCTCGATAAAAACCTCAGCGAGCGACGTGAGGCGTCGTCGCAGAAGTGGGCCGAGATGGCTCAGTCGATGGATGATGCAATGCGTAGCGTTGGGGACGCCTTGCGTCCGGTCACGGACACCGTGGCTGAAGCATTGACCAAAGTGACCAAGGGCATTACCTCGCTGTCTGACAGCGCGCCCGGCGTTGTGACGGGCATCACTGCAGTCGGTGGTGGGCTTGTCGCTCTCAAGGGCCTGCTTAGTTCGTTCAAAATCGCTAAAGGATTGCTCAACGTTGCGCGGGGCTCGTTAGGTGGCAAGTCCGGTGAAGTACAAAAAGTCTTTGTGACGAACTCCCCGGATGGGGGCGGTTTTGATGGCAAGGGCAGCGATCCCAAGGGGAGGGCCGGTAAAGCCCTGTCGTTGGTTGAGTCCGGGCTCAAGGCTGTGGCCGCTTTCAAGGGTGATTCAGATGATGTCGAGGGTAAGGATGATAAGAAACCCGGCAAGTTCGACATTGTTGCGACAGGCCTTAAGGTTGTCTCTCTGGCAAAAGAGGCGGCGTCTGGCAATGAAGACGGCGCCACGGTTGGCGATTCGGCAGCGGGCGGCGCTGACGTTCAAAAGGTTTTTGTCGTCAATGCAAACGCTATGGGGGCGTCGAATGGAGGTATAGGCGACCTTCGTCGACGTGGTACCGGCTCAAGGCGTAACCCTTCGCGTCGGCGGCCCGTACCGCCTCGTGTGGCTAGTTCGCCGCGACCTCGGGTACCGGCGCCGCGCCCGTCAGTGCCACGGCCACCAGCTCCGGCCCTGCGCCCCGCAGTGCCACGGCCACCAGCTCCGGCCCTGCGCCCCGCAGTGCCACGGCCACCAGCTCCGGCCCTGCGCCCCGCAGTGCCACGGCCACCAGCTCCGGCCCTGCGCCCG